CGCTTATTACTATCTTCCAATTGAAATGCGAACCGCCCCAACTTTAACAACTACTGGTATTGCGGCTAACTACCAAATTCGTATCGCCGCTTCGACTACTGTAGTGTGTAGTGTTGTCCCAACAATTTCAAATCCCTCAACAAACATGGCCCGTATTAACGCAACTGTTGCTTCTGGATTAACTGCGGGCCAAGCTGGTGGGCTGACTTCAGCAACTGGAAATATTGTTCTTGGTTTTGTTTCGGAGCTATAAATGACCACTTATAAGATATTGAAATCCGATGGGAAAGAATGCGCGGTATTGCGTAATGAAAAAGATTCTGTACCATTCGACCCCGCCAACACCGACTACCAAGCCTATCTTGCTTGGCTTGAGGCTGGCAACACACCAGAGCCAAGCGATGATTGAAAAAGAATTCGCCGTTCACCAAGCCATCTGCGACCAACGCTACAGCGCCATAGAGAAGGCATTTGTGGACGGCGACCGCCGCATGACACGCATTGAGTACTTGCTCTACATCGTGATCGGCGCTGTGTTGCTGGGCCCTGGCTTTGCCGGTGAGCTGATCAAAAAAGTACTGGGGCTGTAAATTGATCCCATCTCCATCCTCTTTGCTGCCAACGCTTGCGTCGCTGCCATCAAGGAAGGATGTGAACTCTACAAGCAGGCCAAGACCTCATTCATGGAGGTCAAGTCCACTGTTGAAGAAGCTATTGGTGTTGCCAACGAGGTCAGAGGATTCTGGGCCAAGCTCTTTGGAACCAAAGCAAAGCCTGTGGCGCAAGCGACGCGAAAAAAGGAAAAGTATGTAGCGGTTGACGAAACCAAGGTCATGGCCGATGTCGTCAAGCAGCTCACGGAGTTCTTCAAACTCCAAGAGCAACTCGCTGCACTGATCAGGGAAGAGGAAGAGAAGAGCCAGACAGTCTACGACCCCAACGCCAACCTGATGGAAGCCGCGCTTAATCGTGTGATGGCGCTAGACCAGATGGCCAAGCTGGAGGTCACAATCAGGGAAACCATGGTGTACCAAAGCCCGCCCGAAATGGGCGCGCTGTACAGCAAGGTGTTTGAAATGCGCGACGTCATTCAAGAGGAACAGGAGAAGGCTAGACTCAAGGAGGAGGCAAAGAAGAGGCAAGACGCATGGCTACACAGGCAAGAAGAAAGAAACCTCCAGTTAAAACTGGGAGCAGTGGTGGCGACTTCTATATTCCTCCTTTACCTTTGGTCGTGGCTCCTGTTCGTCAGTCAGTGGGGGAAGAAATAATGGGTTGGATCGCCGCTTGTGTGCTGGTCGCCCTGCTTTTGCCCATTGGGGCCATGCTGTATCTGGACATCCTAGAAGCCAAACACGAAGTCAAACAGCAAATGGAAAAGGTTGAACGGTTAAGACGAGAAGTTGAAAGGGAACGACGTGAAAAGAAGCCTAGCGATACTATTTCTGATAACCCTGTATTTGATCGGGTGCGAAGACCGTTTTCGTTACCCTTGCCAAAACCCGACAAACTGGAATAACCCTGAATGCAAACCCCCGATCTGTACTGCCACTGGCACTTGCCCAGAACAGCTTATCAAACCTGAACAGGAGAAGAAGTGATGCCTACCGTTGCTTACAAAACAAACAACCGCTTGACCGCCGAAGAGATTGAAGTGCGTGTCTGGGCTTTCGTCATCATCATTCTGGTGACCATCCTGCTTGGCGCTATGGTGGCGTTCCTGTACTCGGTGACCTACGTCACTCAGCCGATGGCGGGCATGGCCCCCATCGACAAAATCTACACCCAGCAGATTAGCACCATCATGGTGTTCATCACTGGTGTGTTGGGTGGCGTGGCTGGACGTTCTGGTATCAAGGCTGTAGCCACTGCCATCTCCAAGTCAGAGGCCAATGACAACGACGAGCCGCCAAAGCCATGAAAGGTTTACTCTCTGGATTGATTGCCCTGCTGCTGACCTTCGGCGGCGGGTATTTCTACGGCAAGTACGTCGAGAGAGAAGCCCAGCAGGTGGAAGTTGACCGTTTAAATACCGAAGCACGGGCCAAGGAACAGGCTCTAGCCACTGCTGTAACCACCACCGCTGATGCACTGAGGAAGACCAATGAAAAAGCCAAACTTGCTACACAGCAGCGTGATGCTGCTATTGACTCTGGCGCTCTCAAGCTGCGCCTCAAAACGACCTGCCCCGTACCAGCCTCCCCAGATACCCCCTCTCCCAGCGGAGATAACCGAGGAGAGGCATCAGCCGAACTTGACAGAGAGATTGCTAAAGCTCTTGTCGCCATAACCGACGAAGGCAACCGAGCCATTGAAAAGCTGAACGCCTGCATTATTTTGTACAACAACGCTAGGAGCGCACAATGAACCTGTCCCCCAACTTCTCCCTTCACGAACTGACCAAGTCAGACACTGCCCTGCGCAATGATCTGGATAACACTCCCGACCAAGCTGAGATTGAAGCCCTGCGCTTGCTGTGCGAGAAGGTTCTCCAGCCGGTGCGTGACCACTTTGGTAAGGGTGTCAAGGTGAACTCAGGGTTCCGTGCTCCAGCCGTCAACCAAGCCACCGGAGGCTCAAAGACCTCAGACCATTGCCTTGGCCGAGCAGCCGATATTGAAATACCCGGAGTGGCAAACGCAGAGCTTGCTCAATGGATCATGGATAACCTAGAATACACCCAGCTCATTCTTGAGTTCTACACCCCCGGCATCCCTGACAGTGGCTGGGTGCATGTCTCTTATGACCCAAGCAACCTGAAGCAGCAGGAGTTGACCGCTACAAAAGTAGCAGGTAAAACACAGTATCTTCAAGGTCTTGTAGCCTAAAACGAGGGTGTTATGCCATTACAGAAACTGCAATTTAGACCCGGCATCAACCGCGAAGGCACAACGCTTTCCAATGAAGGCGGTTGGTTTGAGTCGGACAAGATTCGGTTTCGTTCTGGCTACCCCGAAAAGCTCGGCGGATGGGTTCTAGATACCGGTTCCAACGCTTCCACACTACAACCCCCTGCTGGAGATTACTGGGGCGTCTGCCGCTCCATGTGGAATTGGCTGAATCTGTCTGGCTACAACTTGCTGGCGCTTGGCACTAGCCTCAAGTACTACATCCAAAACGGTACAGGCGGTAACTTTTATGACGTAACCCCAATCCGCACCACGACAGCGGCGGGGGAAGTTACATTCTCTGCAACCACAGGCTCTCCCATCATTACAGTTACCGATCCGGGGCATGGCGCTCAAGCCGGAGACTTTGTAACTTTCAGTGGTGCCGTGTCCTTGGGCGGCAATATTACCGCCACCATTCTGAACGCCGAGTTTCAGATTACAACCTACATCAGTTCCAACCAGTACACCATCACAGCCTCGGTTAATGCTGCCGCAGGGGATTCAGGTACAGGCGGGGCATCGGTTGTTGGCGCATACCAAATCACCACGGGTAATGACATCTTCACCCAAAACGTGGGCTGGGGTGCTGGCACTTGGGGCGGCATTGTTCTGGGCACTGCAACTACTGCGGTATCAGGCGGGACGCTTTCAAACTCCAATACCACGGTGACTGTGACTTCAACCACAGGGTTTTCTTCTCCTACTGGTACGCTGTTGATTGACTCAGAAACAATCACGTATACCGGGACTACCGGCACCACATTCACCGGCTGTACTCGCGGAGTCAGTGGCACAGGCTCAGGCGCAGCCACCACCCATGCGGACGGTGCGGCAGTTGTGCAGTCCACTACCTTTACAGGATGGGGTCTTGCCGCGCCAGCAGGTCAAGGTATTGGCGAGCAGTTGCGTCTTTGGAGCCAATCAAACTTTGGTGAAGACTTGGTGTTTAACCCTCGCGGCGGCGCTCTGTATTACTGGGCCAATGCTGCTTCGCCAAACGTATTTAACAGAGGGCAGCTTCTTGGCCCCAGCGCCACTGTAGTGACCAAATCAGGATCAATTTCTATTGATTCGTCTTGCCCGACTATTGCCAACATTGTGATGGTGTCCGACTCGTCGCGGTTTGTGCTTGCTTTTGGCTGTACGGACTACGGCAGCGCCGTGCAAAACCCGATGTTGATTCGTTGGTCTGACCAAGAGTCGATTGCCACATGGGCTCCGGCGATTACCAACCAAGCGGGTAGTTACCAGCTCAGCCACGGCTCTCAGATCATTACGGCCATACAAACTCGCCAAGAGATTTTGGTAATTACCGACTCAGCCATCTACTCCATGCAGTACCTTGGCCCACCCTACGTGTGGGGCTTTCAGTTGATGGGCGACAACATATCCATCATGGGGCCAAACGCCGTGGCTACAGCCAACAACGTCACGTACTGGATGGGCACAGACAAGTTCTACATGTACTCAGGCCGTGTGGAGACACTGCCTTGCTCATTGCGCCAGTACGTGTACAACGACATTAACTTGTCACAGCAGTTTCAGTTCTTCGCCAGCACCAACGAGGGCTACAACGAAATCTGGTGGTTCTATTGCTCAGCCAATTCAACCACTGTGGACAAGTACGTCATCTTCAACCACCTTGAGCGCACTTGGTACTACGGCAATTTAGCGCGGACATACTGGTTGGACTCACCCCTGCGGGCAACGCCAATGGCTGCTGGTTACAACGGCCCCCGATTAAATGTGTTTGGCGAAGCGGCATTCGCCCAGTAATACAGTGCGCCACCGCGAGGGTTGAACACCAAGTCTTCACCAAAGTTTGACTGGCTCCACAGGCGCAAGGCATCAGAAGAAGAATCTCCAATGCCCCACTCTCCATTGCCCCAACCGCCAGCACCCCAGCCGACAAGAGGCACTACCGAACTAGGTCCGGGAGGCAGCGGGTAATCTGCATAAAATGCGCCCACGCTTGTGGCAGTGGACGTCGCGTTTGTTGCGGCAGTAACAGTGTATTCGTCCACCCCAATCACCTCAGTGACCGTGAACTCCCCCGCCATGTTCAAGCCACCCACATTGATTGGGCCTGAGATAGCATCATAGAAAATAACAGGGTCACCGGCCAAAGCGCCATGACTGGGGTCTGTGATTAGCACAATAGGCGATCCGTTTGTGGTGTCGAATACAGTGCCAGCACTGGCGTAACGCAGCGGTGTAACGTCGTTGTACAGGCCGCCCTGCTCGATGTAAAAGTTGGTGTTTGTGCCAACGCCCAGAAGGTTTTGGCCAGCCAAAGTCACCCAGTTCCACAGCGACCGACAAACGCCAGTGAAGGTGTTGTTCGAGATGCGCTCCCACCCGCCAATTTTCTCAGGCGTGCCTTGGCGGAACCGGATTTTGTCGCAGTC